GCGATTATCCACTGCGAAGAAGTTGCAGACAGATGCGCTGTAACTGACGGAAATGCTAAATGTGAAATGGAGCATAGACAACTCGCTGAATGGCTCAAAGAGCTACAACAGCGGAGGAAAGAATCCGAATGGATTCCATGTAACAAGATGATGCCAAAAGAGCAGGAATGGGTCGGCACCAAAAAATTCGGTACGACAATATCTGATGAGGTTTACGTGACGTTTGAAACCCCTGACGGGCAACGATTCGCAGATCACACTAGCTTTCAGAACGGGAATCTGAGTCCTATGGATAAAAAACTCATGGACATAATATACAAAGGGGCGAAGCCCATCGCATGGATGCCATTACCAGAACCATATCAGGGGGACAAATGATTTACTTAATGGCAGTTATATTCGTCGGTTGGATAATCGGGGTTATCTCAATCGTGATGGAGTGGCGAAAGGATTGCAAAGAGTACGGCAAAGAGTGGCTTGCTGTTTCATTGTGGGAACGGTTACTGACATTTGCCATTTGTTTTGTTATTCCTTTTATTGTAGGATTACTGGTCGGAATGTTGCAAATGAAATGAGGACTGAAAAATGAAAGTATTGAAACTTTGCCCGTTTTGTGGTGGCGCTGCGCATGTATGGGAGGATGAAAGATTGACTGGTAAATCGCACAATTTTCCGAAGTTTTACATATCATGTAACGGGTGTGGAATACGGACACCAGTTGGGAAACTTGAACAGGTTGTTCGAATGTGGAATATGAGGGTGGGGGAGATCAAAAATGAGTAAACTAATTTTGGTGACACGAAAAATTGATGGCAAAAAGATGTATGTCAATACTGCAAACGTATGTGTGGTTTGCCCTCATTCTTTGGATGAGACAACTACTATTATACAGTTTTCTGGCTCTGATGAGAATTATATAGAAGTACTTGAAAGTTCTGACACTGTTGCGAACATGATGGAGGGCTAAGAATGAATGAAGAGCGCTTTAAACGAGAAGTAGAAGCTGTTAAGAGCCTTGGCGATCAAATCGGGTATGGTAACATGATGACGATTGCATCTGCATTGTGGGCGAAGATGCTCATTGATGAGGGTGGGACGGATAGCGGAGTATTTTATCCAACACTATTATTCAATATGAAGTCAGGAGATCTGACGGAATGTAGTATCAGCGAAAGAGCAGGACTTATAAATCTATTAAAAAAATGGGAGAGTGAAGAATGAAAAAATTGATAGCGATTTTGCTTATTACATTATTGTTGGCAGGATGCGGAAAAACGAAGATTATGGAATCAGAACCTGTGGATGTGAGCCGTTTTAAGCTGATTGAAAGTACAAATGTCTGGTGGGTTTATGCGGATAAAGAAACGGATGTAATGTATGCAGTTTCAAGAGGCACATATAATATGGGAAATTTTACATTGTTAGTGGATGCTGATGGAAAGCCACTGATTTATAACGAGGAAATCAAAAAATGACAAAAGCAGAAGCAATTAAACGCATTGAAGAATTTGGATTGCATCATGCTATTGACGATCTACCTCATTCAGCAAAAACTGTTGAGGCTTTTTCAATGGCAATTGCTGCGTTGACTCAGCCTGAGAGACAAACAGGAACTGAGAGACAAACAGGAAAATGGTTTAAAAAATATAATCCGAATTATTCTCCGTTTGATTATAGTAGTGAATATATTTATACATGTTCTGAGTGCGGTTTTGATACTACGGGGGAATATAACTATTGCCCTAAATGTGGTGCTAAGAATAAAATTGATCAAGAGGATATCCAAGATGAATGAATATATTAATAAAGTGGACGCTATTTTAGCAATTGGCGAAGAAGAACCACTAGTATGGAACGAAGATGATGAATACGAACAAGGTAGACATAATCAATGGGAAAATGATAAGACAATTATTGAAAGTATGAAACCCATAAACAAATTAAACCTTGCATTGATTGATGCCATAAGATATATAGACGGTTATAACGAAGATATGTGGCAAGAATTCGTAACCTGTATGAATCACAGAGGTTGGGATCTTAAGTGGATTGGTAATAGATGGAGTTAATCATATGATCTTGTGCTTTGAATTATCTATGCCTAATCGTGGCAGTTGGAATAATAAGTGGAGTCAGGAAACTGATGTACACATTATTACAAAGACAGATAGACAAATTGGAAAGAAGCGTATACAGGAACTGGATGGTAGATCATTTTATCATCGTTGGGATGATGGATGGACCGCCTGTGTATCATGTAGAGTGATTGATGCTAAAGAAGCTGCAAAGTTAAGAAAAAAGAATAAAGGATTTTGCGGTTATGACTGGATGGTTAGAAGTATTATTGCCTTTGATGAGATTGAATATATGAGGTGAACGAGATGAGCGTGATTGGTATGGATGTACTGAATAGCATCAAGTTCCACTCATTACCCTACACGCACATAGTACCAAACGATGTGAATGCTGAATCTTATGAGCGTGGGTGGAATGATGCAGTTGATGCAATCATTGAAGAAATTGAATTCAAAACATGGATCAGAGACGAAAAGCGTTTTGGTGATAATGAGATACGCTGTTCCAAATGTGGTGCAATTCTTACAGAAGAAGAATATAAGTGGAAAAATAATTATTACTGTTATCATTGTGGATCACCTATGATGATAAATAGATGGAAAGGATTATATGAATGCGTTAACAAGACTGGATCTGGCACAGATGTTTTATGAAATAAGCCAGTGTTTAAGATATACTGATCAGATGATAAAACTTCCTGACTGCAATACTTGTAAGAAAGGTGATTGCGAACATAGACCTGATTGGGGAGATCCTGTAAGAGTTAATTGTTTTATGTGGGAGGGCAATGAAGATGAGTGATATAGTACATAAGATTTGCTTGAATTGTTTTTGGTTTGATCAGGCATCAGGTGCATATGAAGCATATGGTTGGTGTGATGAGTGTGAAGCAGAAAGAATATATAATCAACGATGTTCTAAATGGAAAGAGAAAAATAAGGAGACAGATGAAGATGAGTAATATTAGGTTCTATATTCCAGAGAGCGAGACTGTACCGACCTTGTTAAGGTTGTATGTCGGTGATGTATATGTGACATATGAGCGAATACCTGGTGGTTTCGATTTTCATGTTCTAACTCTTGATGAGGATAAAGCATTGGAAATTGTGAAAGAGATTGTACAGCAGATTAAGTGGGATCATGACGAGCCTAGTCATGGGATTTCGTGGAGAACAACATCACTGGAAGTTATACCACAGGATGAAAGATATAAGATTGATACGTTAGTTGAGTGGAAGTATAGAGTGAGAGATTCTTATTAAGGGAGTAAGATAATGGCAAAGAAGTATATAATTGAAATCGAAGATGAACCGTTGGTTAGAAAAAGTGCTTTACATGGGGAAACGGCAGTTTATAGAGCAAAAGGTTTTAATAGTTTAGTGTTTGATCAGGATGGTTTGAATAAACTAGAAGAATATAAAGAAGATAAAGAAATAGATAGAGAGAATGAATTTAGTGTTGGTGATGAAGTGCGTACATTTTTTGAAAGTATTGCTCATACTTATGTTATCGTAAGAGTACGCTATGATGTAGGTGCAGTCGAAGTATTAGATAAAAATGGTTGTTATCACTGGATAAAAACAGAGGGTATATATAAAACAGGAGTACATTATTCTGCAATTAATGAAGTACTAGATCGACTTATATAATATGGGGGATATGTATGGGATTATTATTTGCTTTTATTGAGATGGTTATAATGGCGATAGCTAGTTATATACATAATACTGATATGATTATTTTTCATGGATTTGCAATGGTATTTTTTATGCTATTGGAATCATATGACGGGAAGAAAAGATGAAGTTTATTGAATTGAATGAATTGGTATATAAAAATGGTAGATATATTACATTGATCGAGTGGAATATAGAGTAAGAGATTCATATTAAGAAAGGAAGATATTATGGCACAGTATATAATTGATGTAAATGAAAAGAACATTAGTGAAACTGGTGAGTTACTGCTATATGGAGAAATGCAAGGTAGTGGAACACAGGTATTCCATACTGGTTTGTTTGTAGATACTCTGAAAAATGAAATCGAAGCAGCAGAAAAAAGAGGTGCTAAGAAAGCTTGGGATCTGGCAGGAAGAGTAGTGACTGATCCAACTGATGAAACAGCGATGACGGAATTGGATATAGCTGAGTATTTTGGTGCATCAGCAGACTATATGATATTTTGGAAAAGTTACGAAGAAGTACTAGAGAAATATAATGCCTGGTTAAAAGTAAAAGAACGACACGGAATCGGGAAAATTGAAGTTGGTGACGAAGTGATTGCTGCAGATAAAATGTATGGTGTAGTAATTGAGGTTACTATGGATGGTAAGTATATTGTTTTATATAATGATAAAACTATTCATGAACATGTAAAAGAAGACCTTATTTTAACCCGTCATTATTACTCTGAATTGGCTGATATATTGCATCTTCTGTCAGAGGAGCAGGAAGACCTTGATGAATATATAGATGATACAGAGGAAACAGAGGAGATCTAATAATGAATTTTATTGAGTTAAATGAATATAAGTATAAGAACGGTACATATTTAGAATATCCAGTCTGCTTTAATACTGAAGAAATCAGTAATGTACAACAATGTGATGGTGGGTACAGTCCTGATTATTGCTTAATCACAATGCGAAATGGGAAGACGTTTCAAGTTGCTGAACGTTACAAAGACATAATTTCAATGATAAATACATAAATTACAAAGTATTGCATAATAAGAGAAAATGTGTTATACTACCAACAGTTGAGAAAAGAGATGAAGCGATAAGGTAATGCACAGAAAGGAGTACTCATGAAACATGCAAGAGATTCGAATTGTACAATGCAAATGTTGCAAAAAGGATGTTGAGATTAATCCTGAGAATATTACTTGGGATGAAAAAGGATATGGATATTCGACAAAACTGTATCTGTGTCCTAACTGTGGAAAACTTATGGTATTAGAATATTACGAGGATCCCTCCCTCGATATTAATATAGATACTCGTTGGTATGAATACAAATAAATAAATTAAAAGTTGAGGTAAATTATTATGAGTGAAACTAATCTGAGACAGGCTGAAACTAATGTAACTGTAGAAGGACTTGTATCTGAGATGAATCTGGAAGAAAAGAAGGATAATAATGGCGTAAATGTAATTACTGGTTCTGTTACTATCAAAACTTCCGATGTAAATTTTGTAAGACTGTCAGTATATTCTAAAGAAAAGAAGAACGATGGCACTGAGAATAGCGTGTATCCAGGCATCAAGACTGTTATGACAGAATATAAGACGATTGCTAATGATGGTGAGGATGTAGCTGATTATGTAAGAGTTAGAGGTCAGCTGAATCTGTATCACAATACACAGAGAGGTACGGATGATGTAAGTTATCGTGCCAGTTTCTTTACCAGAATGCCAAGAAAAGATGAGTATGATGATTTTGATGGAACTGGTCCTCATGCTGAATTTGATGTAGAAATGTTTGTCAATTCTGTTGTGCCTGAAACTGGTCGTGATGGAGACGAGACTGGCAGACTGATGATCAAGGGATGGGTTCCCAGTTATAACGGAATTGATCCGCTGACTCTGGTAGTAGGTGAAGATATTGCTGATGCGGTAGATAATCTGATCGCACCTGGTCAGACTGTTAAATTCTTTGGCGAACTGGTAAATAATAGAATTGAAACTAAAGTTGAGATTCCCGTAGTTATTGGTAAACCGAAGATTGAAAAGAGAGTCAGCTATAAGAATGAACTGCTGATTACTGGTGTGGAAGAGCCTTATGAAGAGGGTGGAACGGTAGAACCTTATAAGGCTGAAGTGATCAAAGCTGCTATTCAGGAACGGAACAATGATATTGAGAGCAAGAAGAATGAGACAGGGATTAAGAAGGGGAATACGAAACCTTCTGGTGCTGCGAGAGGTAGATCTCTGAACATGCTGATTTAACATAATGAACAATAAATAAATTAAAAGGAATGGTAAAAGATATGGCTAAAGAAAAATCAGTAGATATTGAAGAAGTAGTAAAAGAAGAAAAAAAGAAAAAAGCAGGTTTTACAATAGACGATATCTTGAATACTAATGTATCCAGAGTTACTAAATCATTGGATTCATTGATCGTTCTCTTATATGGTATGGGTGGCACAGGTAAGACTCCAGTTGCTGCAAGTATGCCAGATCCTTTGTACTTAGCTTTTGGTAAGAGTGGATTATCTGGGTTAAACGATGTTCCTTTTATTTCTATTCGATCTTGGGCAGACTTCAAAAAGTTTGTAAAAACTTTTACAGATCCTAAGAATTATGAGGTTCTGCATAGTAAGTATCAAACAATTATCTTAGACGAATTGGAAGTGCTTTACTCTTACTGCGAAAAATATGTAGCAAACAGTGAGGGTGTAAACAAAATTAAGGAAGGCAATGGCGGGTTCGGCTTGTGGAAAGACTTGGGTGATGAATGGAAAGATGAAATCCTTAAAGTGATTGGCAGCGGTTTCTGTGTAGTGTTCATTCTTCATGCAATCTTAGAGGATGATGGATACTTCTTCCCTGTTGGTGATAAGAAGCGTATGCTTCCTATTTTGCTTAATCATAGTGATGTAATTGGTTATGTAAAAGGTAACGGAGTTGATCCTGATACTGGAAAGTCAATTCATTCGTCTCTTATGGTGGCAGGTACAGATGAATATTTTGCAAGAACAAGAAATGAATACTTTGATCCCGTAATTGAGGATTTTACAGCAGAAAATCTTATCCAGGCTTACTATGATGCGATTGATCGTCAGGAGAAAGCTGAAGGTGTTAAAGCTGTATCTAAAGAAGAACGAGATGCAATGTTTAATGTTGAGAAACGAGATTTTGATGAACTTATGAACGAAGTTCAAGAAACAGGCGCTGCCATTGTTGAAAAATATGGTTCTAAAGAAAAAGTGACTGAGGTTGTTGAGTCTGTACTTGGTAAAGGTTCATTAGTTTCTAATTGTACTCCTAAACAGCAGGAAGCTGTGGAAGTAATTCTTAATGAATTAAGGGGTTTACTTCAGTAAAAACCTTGAATTATATGAGGACAAATCCTAATGGGACGTTATAGAAAATGTGCAATCTGTGGGGAGGACATCCTCCCTACAGATGTTGCTGTACCGTACAAAAAACGGTATGTTCATGATCGTTGTTTTAACCTTGAGGTTAAAATACTGACCAAAAACAAAACAGAGACTTTGGCTGAAAGAGAACAAAAAGAAAAAGAACGTAAGTCTAAAAAGTCAAAGGCTAAAACAAAAACCGAACTAAAGGATGGCATGACGGAAGAAGAGTATGCCATAAAAAAGAAATACTTCAACTATCTGAAAGAGTTAACAGATGATGAATCGTTGTCCGTTAAACAGGTAGCTGTAACAGAGATGTATATTGATAGATACAACTTTACGTATGAGGGAATGTATGACACACTGGTTTACTTGAATGAAATCATTCATAAGGATTTAACTGGAGACGTTGTGGGCATCATTCCTTTTTATTATTCTGAAGCAATGAAATTTCAAGATGAACTGGATAGAATTGAACAGGACAGCAAGAATTTTTCATTTAGAGGAAAATATATACCAAAAGTAGTAAAGACTAATAAAGCACATACCAGAAAAAACTATCAGCCCATGGATGTGTTGAGTATAGGAGGATAAGATGATTGTACCATATATGGATAGTTTGAATTTTGAGATTTATGTTGGAGATCTGATAGAAGCGTTGAAACCTAAATCAGAAGAAGAGATTGAACAGATTGCAGATGAATTACATCAGTCATTGGAAATTGCGATTTCTGATTTTATTGATGATAGCGAGGAATTTGATTTAGATAATTATCATCCACTGTATTGATGAAAGGATAAATAACTATGAATATGAATAATATGTTTAACGGAATGTTTGGCAAGATTGCTCCGGGGATGTGCAGACTTAGTATGAGTGGTAAGATCGCTGTTAAAACCAGTAATGGTTATAAGAGTTATGATATGAAGACAGGCAGGCTTACTAATCAGGACAGCTTTGTATTTGATATTGGCGAAGATTTCTTCTTTGTCATCCCTACTAACAATGTAAAGGCAGGGGACATTATTCTGGTAGGTGGATCTCCTAAATGCGTGGTAGAAGCGCAGAAAAACAAGATCACTGTCATTGATTATGAAGAGGGATCCATTAAAGATATCCTGCCCGAACGTCATGTGTTTATGGGCAATACATACTTCTACGGCAAAATCGTTTCTCTGTTTGGCGATAATTTCACTAAGTCGAAGAACGGTATGAATAACATTATGAAGTATATGATGATGTCCCAGATGATGAATGGCAATGGTGGTATGAGTAATATGAGTCAGATGCTTCCATTTATGATGATGGGTGGCGGGAATTTCTCTGAGATGTTTGATGATATGCTTGACTTTGATGGTCTGAGCATGGATGCAGAAGATTCTGAGGAGGTGGAAGACGAATGAGACTTTTTGGATTTGGAGATAAGGTGAAAGAACAGCTTACTGGATATGTAGGAAAGGTAACTGGTATTGCAGAGTATTGCACAGGTACAATACAGTATCTGGTAGAGGGTATGGATAATACAGGAAGACCAACGGAATTTTGGTACGATGAAAGAAGATTGGAGAGTGCTGAATAATGGGTGGAGGATCTTGGACAAGAAGTAGTTTTGTAAATTATACAGCATCTACTAAGGCGGGAGCAACAGTAGATAGTCTTGGTAGTGTTGTTGGTGTCAGTTCTACGCAGGATATTTATAAACAGCATACTATTAATAAGATGCTTGTACCATACAAAGTGATGCGTGAGTGTCTGGATAGTGACGAACATCCTGAAACAAAGCCAGTACTGCTTGCACTTGATGTTACTGGTAGTATGGGAGATGCAGCAACTGAGGCTTCCAAACAGTTGAATATAATTATGGAAGATCTGTATAAGACGCTGAAGGATGTAGAATTTTGTGTTATGGGTATTGGAGATCTGGTCTGTGACCGTTATCCAATTCAGATCAGCCAGTTTGAATCAGACATCCGTATTGCTGATCAGATGGAGAAGATTTACTTTGAATTCGGTGGTGGTGGCAATATGTATGAGTCATACACTGCTGCCTGGTATATGGGTGCGAGACATACGAAACTGGATTGTTGGAAGCGAGGACAGAAAGGTATTCTGATCACTATTGGTGATGAATTTCTGAATCCTTATCTTCCCATGGAGAAACTGAATGCAGATACTGGTGATACGGTACAGGAGGATGTAGATACTAAAGGGTTATATGCAGAGGTATCTGAGAAATATGATGTTTATCATATTCATGTAAATCATTTGAAGGATTATTCTTCCAGATATAGCTATACAAATGTTAAATCCACTTTTGCTAAAGTGATTGGAGATCAGAATATTATGTGTTGTGAAGATGTAAAAGATCTTCCTAAAATGATTACGGATCTGATTATCAGCCATTATACTGGGAGCGGTAATAATGGAGTTAAAGTAACTGACGAAGGTATCAGTTGGTAAAATAGGAGAAGAGACAGTATGAGCATTGAAGCGAAGGTTATAATTGGTAGTTCGGCAGGTGATGAAGGAAAAGGTTTGGCTGTAGACTATTATGCACATCAGGCCATTCTGAAAGGGCATAAGACGCTTGTTGTACTCAACAATGGTGGTCCGCAGCATGCTCATACTGTTTCTTTAACGGATGGAACTAAACATATTTTTCGTCATGTAGGTTCTGGTACTTTTGCAGGAGCGGATACATATTTATCAGCATGGTTTTTAGTTAATCCTATTTTCTTTGCAGAAGAACATAAGAAATTAAAAGCTATGGGATATAATCCTGTTATCTATGTAGATGAAAGATGCAGAATTACCACTCCATATGAAATGATCCTGAATCAAATAGTGGAGCAATCCAGAGGTAAAAACCGTCATGGTAGTTGTGGTATGGGTATCTGGGAAACGGTAAGGTTATACGACAGATATGTAATGAGGGCGTGGGGAGATTATATCTTCCTTGCATCCAAAAAGGGTCTGATTGAAGAACGTAAGGATTTGTTTCGAAGAAGTTTTAGTCAGTATCTGAACGCTAATGAGATTACAGATGAAGTATGGAGTGAATGGCAGGATATTACATGGGATGAAAGATTGCATCAATGTTATTTAGAGGATCTGGATTACATGTATAAGAATACCATTGTGTGTGATTCAGAAATTATAAATCAATATGATGAAGTGATATTTGAAAATGGTCAGGGGCTGTTACTTAATGATGATCCTAACAATGTACATACTACTCCCAGTAATACAGGATTAGATAATATTCGTATATTGGAACAATTACATGATTTCCATGCAGAACCAGTATACGTTACCAGAACTTACTTAACCAGGCACGGTGCTGATCCTGCTTTTATTGAAAATAAGAGTTTGAGATTCAGTGATGAAACAAATATTCCCAATCCTTTTCAGGGTGCAATTCGTTATGGAAATCTGGATATGGGATTGATTCGAAGAATTGAGAAAGATTCTTATGACAGAGATTACAGCATACTGGTAACTCATACCAATGAGATGATCTTACCTGAGTATATAAAAGATAGTATACATAGTAACGTTTTGTATTCATGTGGAAAAGAGCGGGAATCAGTAGGTGATAAAGATGTCTTATGAAAAACTCGTAGATAAACGAGCATATCTAAATGTAATAGGGTGCTTATTACAAGAGCCAACCCTGATTGATGATATGGATCGACCCTTGGATAGATCTGATTTTAAAACAGAGGATTTCTATGAGTTACTTTTTGTAGCTATCTATAATTTGTATATCCAAGGGTGTGAAAAGATTGATGAATTTGCAATTGATTCATATCTTTCTAACTATCAAAAGCAGTATAAAATTTTTCAGGATAATCATGGTTTGGACTATTTGGTGAATGCGAGGGAGATTGCCAGTCTTGAAAATTATGATTATTTTTATCATAGAATGCGCAAGTTCTCTTTGCTCAGATACTATGAGAGCAAAGGACTTGATACTTGCAGGTTGATTTATAACTACAATCTTGTGGAAGAGGAAGCAGTCGAATCAGAGAATCAGAAGTTTGATAAATACTCTGAACAGGATATTGTAGATATTGTAGAGTCTGATCTGGTAATTCAGCCAAAGATGGAATACTGTTCTGAACTGCTGACGTATAGCATTCAAGCAGGACAGGGTATGTTGGAATTGGTTGATAAGCTGTTGGAAGTACCTGATAATGGTTTCCCATTTACCAGTGGTATGTTTAATGCAGTATGTCGTGGTGCAAGACGGGGAAAATTCTATTTACGGTCAGCAAGCACGGGTACAGGAAAATCCAGGTTTTTTCTTATGGATGCCTGTAACTTTGCTGTTCCATATACATATGATTATAAGAAAAAAGATTTTGTGTATACAGGTCATAATACTCCGACATTATACATAGGTACTGAGGGATCGTTACAGGAATTCCAAACAATTGTATTAGCTACAGTATCTGGTGTAAATGAAGATCATATACTCAGTGGTGGGTACGAAGAGGGTGAAATAGAAAGAGTAAGACAGGCAACACAATATATATCCGAAAGTCCATTGTATCTTGTTTACTGTGATGATTATTCCATCACAGACATCGAAAACATTGCCAAACGTTATACTCTGACTTATCACATTGATATTTTTATTTTTGACTATCTTCAGTCCAGTCTGAAATTGATGTCTGAGATCTCTGGCAAGACATCGGTAAGAATGCAGGAATGGCAGCTACTTTTGATTTTCAGCACTCGTATGAAAGCACTGGCAGAACGACTGGATATATTTATCCTATCAGGTACTCAGTTGTCAGCAGACGCTGTGGATGCCAGATATAAAGATCATACATTACTGCAAGGATCGAAAGCCATCGCAAATAAGATTGATATTGGTGTTATTATATCCACCCCTAATGCAGCTGAAATAAAGAAATTGGAGAAAGCCTTGAAAGGTAGTAAAGTGGTTGTTCGTCCTAAAGTAAATCTTTTGCAATGGTGTTATAAAGTGCGTCAAGGTAAGCTGTCTCGTATTATTATTTGTAGTTATTTTGATAAAGGTACAATGCGAATTACGGATCATTATGCTGTAGATTTTGATTTTGAATTAAAAAATGTCGACCCTACTAATGATCAAGATATGGAAAGAGTTATTCAGGAAAATTCTGTAAGTATCAATTCTATTAAAGATGATCTGTCACAAATGAAACAACAGAATGAGTCTGAACAGATAGATGAAATTGGTGATACGATACAGGAACTTCCTGTTGATCCAAAGCCTGAGAAGCTTATCTTTTAGGAAGGTGTATAAGATATGCAATATTTGGACAAAGATTATATATTGAGTACACTGACCGAAGATGACGTGATTAAGATTTGTAAAGAGTTAGGCAGTGTAGACTATAAGAAAGACAGTCAAGGTAATTTGTGTTTTAGTACCTGTATTTGTCATGGCGGTGATTCGCCGTATAAACTGATTTATTATCCGCATGCTAAAGAGGAATACGGTAATAGGAAGTATGGTGTATTCCATTGTTATACCTGTGCAGATACGTATGACATTGTAGAACTTGTTATACGTGCTATGAGACAGAAGAAGAAAACGTATACATGGTACAAAGCACTGAGATGGATTGCCCAGATTACTGGAAAAATTGATGCTGCCACCACAGATGAAGTTGAGCGAGTGCATATAGAGGATTTCTCATGGATTGATCGTTTGAAACATGCACAACGCAGAAAGCGCAGTATACCTACACTTCGGGAAATTAATGATCATGTACTGGAAGTTTTCTATTACGCTCCACATGAAGAATGGCTGAAGGATAATATAACTCCTGAAGCATTGGGAAGATTTGGAATAGGATACTATGGATTAACTAATCAAATTACTATTCCACATTATGATATAGATGAACGTCTGATAGGAGTTAGAGGGAGATTCCTGGATGACGCTGATATAAGATTTATCGGTAAATATGCTCCACTGAATATTAACGGACAATTTTTGAATCATCAGTTAGGTGAGAATCTTTATGGTATTCATGTTGCTAAAGATGCCATAATGCGTAAGAAAAAAGTTATGTTGGTGGAAGCAGAAAAGTCTGTGCTGCAGAGTTATAGTTACTTCGGTGATGACAGCTTTACAGTAGCTACCTGCGGTTCGAATATTACAGCTACACAGATAAAGATCCTGTTGGAAGTGTTAGGTGTCAGTGAAGTTCTTTATGCCCCGGATCGTGATTATCATGATGCACATAGCTATGAAGCGGAAGTGTGGTGGCAGAGACAGTTGAAAAAATTAGCACCTCTTGTCCCATATGTTAAGGTATGTATGGTAGCTGATAATAAAGATCGTCTGGATTATAAAGACAGCCCCACAGATCGTGGCAAAGATGTTTTACTGGAGTTACTGGAAGAAAAGATACATATAACGATGGAAGACATTGATAAATTAAGGAGCAAAGATGACTAAATTATTTGTATTGCTATGTATGCTGATGTGTCATATTATTGCAGATTTTCATATGCAAGGCATACTTGCACAGATGAAACAAAAAGAGTGGTGGGAGAAAAATTATCCCTCCAGAAAATATAAAAATGATTATATTGTGGCGTTGATAATCCATAGTTTTGAGTGGACTTTTATGATCAGTGTACCACTATTTGTATATTGGTATGTAGCAGCTGATCCAACGCTCAGTGTTGTAACAAGTGTATATATCATTTATTTTGTAGCTTGGACATTATTGCATGCATATGTTGATAATGCAAAAGCCAATTTGAAAGCACTTAATCTATATGGAGATCAGCTGATACATTTATTTCAAGTAGTAGTACTTTGGTTTGCATGTTGTTATATTTGGAGATAAAAAATGAACGAAGAAATTTTAAAGCCGTATATTAGGGCAGTAACTGAAAAGGATAAGGGATTGCCTAAGTTCTCTTATTCTAAGATCGAGCAATTTTTAAATTGTCCGCTAGGATATAATTTCAAATACAATAAAGGGATGTACAGTAAGGATACATCTATTGCTTTGGAATTAGGAAGCTTATGCCACTATGTTCTGGAACAAAAGGGTAAAGCAATAATTAACAATGAATTAATAAATTACAAAGACTTGCATAATATCTTGAATGATGGTACAATAGCAATAGACCAGAAAACCATAGAGCGGTTATCTGGTATTACAGATCTGAGGAAGAAATATTGGGAGATCTGGTCTGAAAAAGACTCTGAGGGTCATACTTACGATGATAAGTTGGAAATCTTTGAGGAAGTACTGACATCAGAGATGGAAGACCGGGAGTGGCATCCTGTAGCCTTAGAGGATTATTTTGAGTTCGTTTGGAATGATAAAGCAATCTTTCATGGATTCATTGACAGAGTTGATGAAAGTCAGGATGGACAGATTAAGACTATAGATTATAAAACGAGTAAGAAAGTTTATGATCGTGGTAAGTTAGCTACTTCTCTTCAGTTTGGTATCTATGCCTGTGCTATTCTGAGTAAGATGGATAAGCTGCCGGATCTTAGTGAATATCATTTTGTATTTTTAGATCAGAAACAACAGGCACTTACCAAAGGTTGGGAAAAGCGGTTCATTAAGAAGATCGAAAAGACTTTGTATGATATTGAGATGAAAGAGAAGACTGGTATCTGGGAAGCAGAGCCGTCACCTTTGTGTCACTGGTGTAATTTCTCAAATACTAATCCCAATGCCAGTGAGCATAAGGACAAATGTGAGTTTTATTCTTTATGGACGCCAAACAATAAAGTGTTTACTGTTAATAAAGAATGGACCAATGAAGTAAAACCTGTTAGAAAATTAATTTTCTGATACATAAACAAATTAAAAGGAGCAGTATATATGTCTAAGAAACATCCAGGACGAGATACCGATTATGCTAAATGGACTAGCATCATGAGAAAACTGAATAATGAATTGAAGAGAGAACACGAAGAAGAGCGTAAAAAGAGTCATGATATGAATCCAAGAAATTGGAAAAAGAAAAAGCGTGAGGAGGAAGATGATTATGAATAAGGATGAACGAATTCAACAGTTTAAAGAATTTATTCTACGAGATCCTGGAGTTGGTAAAAGGATTACTCCTGAAGTGATTCAATGGCTTGATGATCATGGATATTTTACAGCACCTGCTAGTACAAAATATCACGGTGCATATGAAGGCGGGCTATTTGAACATTCTATGAATGTAACAAAGGTACTTGTAAGTCTTACGAAGGACTGTCAGTTGGAATGGGAAAGGTCTTCCAGTCCTTATATTATTGGTCTGTTTCATGATTTGTGTAAGATTGATAATTATGTAAGTGAAGGTTTGTCAGTTGCGCTGATTTATAAATATAACACAGAAACTCTTCTTAAAGGGCATGGTGATAAATCTGTTATGCTTCTTTCCAATCTTATGCAATTGAACATGGAAGAGATTTTGTGTATCAGATATCATATGGGAGCATTCACCGAAAAAGAAGAATGGGCTGACTATACCAGAGCCATTCATGCATGTCCAAATGTATTATGGGTACATCAAGCTGATATGATCGCTACACATATCTGGGAGGTGGATTGATGTATTGGGATACTGCAGCAACTACTAAAATAAAACCTGAAGTATTGGAAGCCATGATGCCTTATTTTACGGATAAGTGGTATAATCCCTCCTCTATTTACGAACCTGCCAGAGAGGTTCGTAGAGATGTGGAGAGAGCCAGAGAGATTGTAGCAAGATCAATTAATGCTGAACCTGAAGAGATCATATTTACATCTGGTGGCAGTGAGGGGAACTGTTTTTGTTACAATACCACTGGAAGAATAGTAATGTCTAATATTGAGCATACCTCAATGGATACAAATTACGCAGATGTGCTACTCGCAGCGGATAGACAAGGTCTAATATATGGATCGAGCATTAAGTATTTAAGCATTTCACCACGTTTTGCCGAACATCCTAATATTATTTCAGTAGCATATGCTAATAATGAGATCGGTACTATTCAGGACATCCAATCTTTAGCAAATGCTGCTCACCTCGGGGGATTTTTGTTTCATACAGACGCAGTACAGGCGTATGGGAAAATACCTATTGATGTTAAGGCATTACATGTAGATTATCTGAGTGCATCTGGACATAAAATCGGCGCTCCTAAAGGGATCGGTTTTGTTTATAAACGAAAGGATGCCTGTGATCTTACTGCACTAATTACTGGTACTCAGGAACATGGTGTTCGTGGTGGTACTGAAAACGTACCTTATATTATGGGATTAGCAAAGGCTGTAGAGTTAATTGATTATTCAGTTCAGGAGCGTTTGGAAGAAATATATAAATATCTGATAACATCCATGATTGATATTGCTAAACCGAACGGTTTTCCTGCTCGGCGGTTATATAATATAGCAAGTCTTACCTTTAAGGATGAGATTGACGGTCAGGCATTGATTGGAATGTTGAATGATAAAGGACAGTATGTATCTGCAGGATCTGCTTGTCACGCACATTCCAAAGAACCAAGTCATGTACTTAAAGCTATTGGGTTAAGTGATGAAGAAGCCAATAGGACGATCAGAATTAGTTTTCTGGATGATGTGACTAAAAAAGATATTGATGAATTGGTAAGAGATATTAGAGAGTGCCTTATGGTGTTGAAAGGAGTTTAAGATGAGAAATCCTGATAGATTAGATAATTTTTATGATGAGATGAAGGAACTGCATAAAAAACATTTTCCTGACTGGCGCTTTTCACAAATGATGAGCAATTATTTCCGTTATTCATTTGAAGTAAAAAAGATAGATCCTTTCTTTTTGGAAGAAAATAATTTTATGTCTTCCTTTAAAGAGTTCATTGATTGGTCTTTTGAGCAATGATTTAAACATAGGTGATAAAAATGTTAGATGAAAATTATGGACAAGAAAGATGGGCCTATATACCTGGTTACGAAGGATATTATATGATTAGTGACCGAGGAAGAGTAAAAAGCGTTGACAGGTATGTAATGGGTCCAAAAGGAGTATATGTTTTTCATCCGGGGCATATAATGAAACAGCATACTAATTCTTTAGGATATAAACGAGTTAATTTAAGTAAAGATAATAAACAAAAGAAATATTCTGTTCACCGATTAGTAGCTGAAGCATTTGTACCTCATATAAGAAATGGAGATATTATTAATCATAAAGATGAGAATCCAAGTCATAATATGTATTTTAATTTAGAGTGGGCAGATTATTTATACAATAATCAATATAATAATTTGCAAGATAGACGCTTTAAAACGAGATCAGATCATATTAAAGAAGGTACTGTTAAACTAGGAAAATCTGTTGTTTGTTTAAATGATCAATTTGATTTTGTAAAAGAATATACAAATGCAGAATGGACAAAAAACGATGGATTTGATCCTAGTGGTGTACGTGCTGCGGCTAAAAGAAGAAAGGTAAAAACATATAAAAAATATTATTGGCTGTATTTAGATGAATATAATGATTTACAGCGTCTGATTCCAAAAACGGACTGGCAAAGTTTTTTGGCTTTATACTTAACAACTGATAATTGTTATAATAATGACCCGACTCAAAGAGAGGATAAGATGTTAGATTGGTTTTATGAATTTTGTGGAGAAAAGAGGAACAAATATGAATGAAATTAAATATGGAACTATTTTGACAACGAATAATACGATAGGTGGGATTTCTAATATGATAAGTGGTATTTCTAATGCTATGGAACCCGTGACTTTAAGTGCTTCCACGTTTACAACAGATCAATGGTTTCAAGCCGTAAAAGATTTTGAAAATTGTTTTACGAAGAAAAATGATGTATTATTTAGTATAGATAGTGCAAATATTTCATTTGATCCTTTAATTAAAAGTATCAATGTACTAGTTCCTAATAAAGTTATGGAAGTAGAAATTACTGATGGTAATATGAATTATCCGTCTTTCATTCCACGTCCGAAATCTGGTAAATATAAGATGGTAGTGCGAGAGCCTGATCAGTTTGATATGAGATATGGCTGTGCATTAGGTATCGCTAAAGCGATATACGGAAAAGTATATACGCATGAGTATTTGGAATCAAAAGTTTCTGAGATTCTTGGCATGAAATACTTTGTCAAAGAGATTGATAAAGCAATTAAAGAATATAATAAGAAATTAAAAGAAGCTGAAAAGATTGCAAAACAGGACGAAGAGCGTAAAGCCATTATTGCCAGACGTAAAGAGAAGAATAAGAAACGTAAGACGAAGAAACTTGAGAAAGAACGTCAGGAAAAAATTGATATGATCGCAGAAGCAATTAAAAGATCAGGAGAATAACTATGGCGAATAAGAGGAAACTGGCATCAATACAGTATGTTCATGATGTAACTCCAATTGAAGGTGCTGATAAAATCGAATGTGTTCATGTACTTGGTTGGCAGATTGTCTGCCAGAAAGACCAATTTCATGTCGGTGACTGGTGTGTATATTTTGAAGTAGATAGCTTCTTACCTATTGATGAGCGATTTGAATTTCTGCGAAGCAGCAGTTATAAGAAAACAGATCTGATGGGTGATGGATTCAGACTTAAGACTGTAAGGCTTAGAGGGCAGATCTCACAGGGTTTAATCATGCCTTTAAGTATTCTTCCCATAGGCAAGTACAGTCTGGGTGATGATGTAACTGATATCTTAGGAGTGAGAAAGTGGGAAGTTGAGGAATACACATCTTCAGCAGGTACTGTTATTGGTAAGTTTCCTTCTCACCTTTTCCCCAAAACGGATGAATTAAGGGTGCAGAGTTATCCCGAATTGATTGATGAATTCAAGAAAGCGGGAGCGTATTATATTACCACTAAGATGGATGGCTCATCTGTTACTATGTATAACAGTGAAGGTCACGATGGGATCTGTAGCCGTAACAATGAATTAGCAGATGATGATAAATGCGCTATGTGGAAATTTGCACATGAACACAAAGTCTTTGAAAAAATGAAAGAACTTGGTTTATGTAATATTGCGATCCAAGGCGAATGGTGTGGTCCAGGCATTCAAAAGAACAGGTTGGCTCTTAAGCGTCCCAATTGGTATGTGTTTACCATAATTGACATTGAGAGCGGTAAACGATTCAGTATGGATATGATGCAAAAGATCTGTAATGAATTAGGTGTGAAAACCGTTCCTTGTGAAGAAGTAAAAACTGAGTTTGAATATCAGACTATAGACGAATTACTGGAACGTGCAAAGGGCAAATATCCCTCTGGACAGCAGAAAGAAGGAATCGTGATTCGTCCAATTGCCAACAATGTTTGGTCAGATACAATCAATGGATGGCTCAGTATGAAAGTGCTAAACAATGATTATCTGGTGAAGGAGAAATAAAGACAATGAAGAAAAAAGTTATCACTTACATTTCGGTGGCATTTGTGGCAATCATTATTTCAGCCGTTCTCACATTAAGATTTTCAGCTAGTTTCCAAAGAGAAATAAAGGACTGGCAATCTGATGTCTCAGGTGGTCTTAATCGTACAGTAAAAGTATATTCTAATGACGGAACTGAAATCGGATCATGGCATGGTAAGATTGATGTTGATGTAAATGAAGGTGGTCGAATTAAGTTTGACCTTGATGGTAAAAGAACAATTATAATTGGTGGGACTGTTATTATTCAGGAGAAATGATATGAAATATACTATTCGTGATGGTGTATGGGAAACGAATAGTTCATCTGTTCATTCGATGGTTGTTAAGAATACGGGCTTAAGGAATTGTCGCCTTAAGCCCAGGGCAGATGGATATATTCATGTAACTCTTCATTATTATGGATTGGAAGAAAAGTATTACTGGACACAAAAAGAGAAGCTTGCATATTTATTAACATGTGTAGCTTATATGGCAAGCTGCGGTAATGGTACTGCTGACTATGACAGGTATTATGATGATTACCATTATCAATATGTAAATGATGCTGTAAGACATTATCTGGAAGAGCATGATAAACGTTATGATGTATTAGGTGTAAAAGTTGATAAATTAGAGAATGCTGAATTAGATCATCAATCTATTCCTGCGTTTGGAGATTTTCCAATTGCTGTTAGTATTTGGAATGAAGAGAGTATTCAGAACTTTATCTTTAATAGTTATGTGGGATTAAAGACAGAATGTGATTAAGGAGTAATTATGAAATATACGATGCGTGAAGGGTGTTGGGAGACAAACAGCAGTTCAATGCATTCCATGGCAATCATGAAGAATACTGGACAATACACCCTTGAAGAAATGATGAATGATATTTATGTTACATCTAAAGGCGTATGGAATTTATATGATGATGATTTAGATTTTGGTCGTTGGCCTTTCGCTATTTTAAGTACTTTTGCTGAAAAAGTAAGATATGCTATTGCCAGTTTTGCAGGAAGTTACAGACCATATAATGAGGGCTGTAAATTTATTGATGATACTCTTTATCCTATTTTAAAAAAATATATTCCCGGCTTTGAAGAAATACGTTTTCCATCTTGTTGGAAACCCATTTATAGGGATCAGGACGGTAACGATCTTGAACCAGATGATGTTCATTATCATGATTTCGAAGATGGCGATTATTCTTATGGCTATGAGCAGGATGGGAAATGGTATCATGCCGTTGAATCTGATGACGAATGGGAACTATTTTATTTTGGTGAAGTAGATCATCAGAGTTGTACTTTGTTACAGAGTTTCTTAAAACATGAAAAGATCTCATTAGAGGATTTCCTCATTAACCGTCAGTATATTGTAATCATTGATGGTGATGAATATTGTGCTTGGGATAAGTATTTAAAATCTGGAATTATTGATCGTAGTAAAATTGATCATGAATATCCAAAGATCACAATGCCTATGGACGAATATATTTATATGGAGGAACATGCTAATGAAGAAAACAATTAGATTTGGTGTTTGGGAAACAAATTCCTCTTCTGTACACAATTTCTGTATCTGCACAGAAGAAGAGTTCAAGAAATGGGAAGACGGCGAACTGTTTTATGATGACATTGCAGAAGAATTGACAAACAAAGAAGTTAATCATTGGGATGAAGATAATTATAAGTACGACCAATGGTTTAATGAAAAGAATGACTGGTTTAATGTTTATGATCATCATTTCACAACCCCATCAGGGGATCAGATGGTAATTTTTGGCTACTATGGACACGATTAAGGAGAATATGTAGACAATGAAAATTAAGATTGCTGAATATGATAATGGTAATGTTCATGTTATTCGCTTTGACGATGGTACGGTAATTCGTTTTTCAGAGGACGATGAATTTGATTTTGCATATCCAGAAAACATGGATGTTAAGATCTGTGATCGTTGTGATATGGGGTGTGTAATGTGTCATGAGGGCAGTACATCTGACGGCAAACTGGGAGATATTATGAACGCTGCCTGGGTAGATACGGTTCATCCCTTTACAGAGATGGCATTAGGTGGTGGTAATATATTTGAACATCCCGATTTGGTTCCATTCCTTAAGAAATTACAGGATAAGAAAGTATTCGCCAATGTTACCGTCAATCAGGTTCACTTTCTTAAGAATCAGGATCTGCTTTTAGATTTAAGTAGGAAAAAACTAATCTGGGGTATTGGCGTATCCCTCGTAAAACCCACAGAAGAGTTATTTACCGCTTTGAAGAAATTTCCGAATGCCGTCATTCATGTGATCGCAGGTATTCTGGATGATCATGACCTGCAAATTCTTATGGATCATGGTCAGGATATCAAAGTCCTGATACTTGGATATAAGAAACTTCGCAGAGGTAATAGTTACTATCTGAAAGATAAGAATGAGTATCATGGATATGGCACAAGCATTGACTGGAAGATCGGTATGCTTGAAAGATCTTTATACATGATGTTTCAGTATATCCGCATCGTATCATTTGATTGTCTGGCAATTGAACAGCTACACGTTAAAACTCATGTACCTCCTCAAGTCTGGGATCGCTTTTATCAGGGTGAGGATGGTACAATGACATTCTATATTGATATGGTAAACGAGCAGTTTGCTGAAAGCAGCACTGCATCATTAAACGAAAGATATTCTGTATTATCATCTGTAGATGAAATGTTCGCTAAAGTGAAGGAGAATAAGAATGTTTGATGAAAAAGTTGCTGTAAATAAACATGGAGTGAATAGCAATATTCACTCCAGAATTCTTTCTGAGGATAAAATGACTGCTGCGGGGTTCCATCATCATTCAAAAGATGCCTGGTACTACAGTAAACTCATTGATAAGGACGTTACTTTTAATGTAACGATCAAGGATGATAATTCGGATTTTAGTATTGATGTACTGGATGAGGATTGCTTGCAACCATATGATTATCAGGCAATGCTACATTATAATCCAAATCATGGATTTGCAAAGAAGATTATGGAACAGGTAGAACAATGTATGGATAAATTACAAAAGACAGGTATTCTATACGGACATGTTAGAGGAGAGTATATATGAGTTTTTTTGGGATCCATAATCATACAGATAAAGGTAGTAACTTAAGATTGAGAGATTCTACCAATAAAGTAAATGAATTAATTAAGTATGCATATGACTTAGGACATAAGGGGATCTGTATTACTGATCACGAATCCGTGACGGCTCATCTGACGGCCTTAAAGTATTGGAGAGCTTTAGGAGATAAGGATTTTAAACTAGGATTAGGTAATGAGATTTATCTTTGTCCAGAGTCCGTTACTGCAGAAAATGCGAAAGACAATGTATATCCTCATTTTATTCTTGTGGCATTGGATGCCATAGGGCATAAAGGTATCCGTGAGTTAAGTACTAAAGCATGGATTGATAATTCTTTTATGTCTGTGATGTATAGAGTGCCTACTTATTATTCAGATCTGGATGAGATGATGACAAAATATCAGGGGCATATCATCGGTTCGACTGCCTGTATTGGTGGAGCGATTCCGAGGCAGCTATTAAAGTATAGACAGAATCCCTCACCAGACATTTGGTCTTCATGCGTTGAATGGATCGAGATTATGAAAGACATATTTAGTGACGGATATTTTTTCCTTGAACTACAGCCATCTGAATCTGATGAACAGATATATGTAAATCAGCAACTGATCAAACTATCAGAAATAACTAATGTTCCGTACATTATTACCACTGACGCCCACTACTTAAGAAAAGAAGATCGTCCTATTCATAAAGCATTTCTAAATGCACAGGATGGTGATCGTGAAGTAGATGAGTTTTATGCTACCACTTATGTGATGTCAGAAGATGAGATTCATGAGTATATGGATAAATATCTGTCTCCCGAAATTGTACAGAAGGGGATAGATAACACTATGGTGATATATGACATGATCACTTCATACAGCTTGGAGAAGGATCTGGAATTACCGTACATTCCATTGAATACCAAGACGTATGACAGAGCGCTGTATAAAAAATATCTTCCTCATATACCGTTACTTAAACAGGTTGCTGAGTCAGGTTATGAATCTGACGAGCATATGTTAAGAGAGTTACTGATAAGCATTGAGAAGCATCCTAATTACCAGACAGAAGAAGGTTACGAAGCAATCAATACATGTCTAGATTATCTGCTAAGATCTTCAGACAAAAACAAGGTGAGATGGTCTGCTTATTTGATGCAGGAACGTGATTACATTCGGTTTGCTTGGGAGACAGGAAGCCTGGTCGGACCGGGACGAGGATCTGGTGTAGGATTCTGTCTGTTGTATCTGTTGGATATTACACAGATTGATCCATTACGTGAAACTACTAAGACATTTCCATGGAGGTTCTTGAATCCCGACCGTGTAAGTGTACTTGATATTGATACGGACGTTGAGGGCAGATTAAGAGATAAGATTATTCAGAAACTGAAGGATGTATACGGTGATGATAAAGTCTCTAAGGTTCTTACATTGCAGACAGAGAAGAGTAGAAGTGCAATATTAACGGCAGCTAGAGGTATTGGAATTGACAATGATACTGCTTCTTATATTGCATCATTAGTGGTATTTGACCGTGGACAGCCCAGAACCTTATCTACTATGTATTACGGTAATGATGATGTACCTGCTTCGCCTGAGTTCGTTCGTGAAATGAATGCTCATCCTGAATTATGGGAAACTGCTTCTAAGATTGAGGGACTGGTATGCGGATGTGGTCAGCATGCAGGTGGTGTAATCATTGCTGACAAACCATTGACTGAATCTGCTGCGTTAATGAGAACGAAGTCCGGGGATGTAGTTACACAGTTTGATCTACATGAGTTAGAGGATATGTCGCTTATCAAGATCGACCTATTAGCTATTGATGCTTTGGAGAAAATTCATGCAGAATTGAACTTGTTATTGAATGATCATGTTATTGAGTGGCAAGGTAGTTTGAAGGATATGTATGAGAAATACTTAGGTGTATATACTTTGGAACGTGATGCCAAAGATATGTGGCAATTACTCTGGGATCATAAAGTACTGTCCTTCTTCCAGATGGAGAAAGAATCTGGTAAAAAAGCTATTGCATTATCAAAGCCAGAATCAGTAGATGATCTTGCTACTTTGAATTCAGTTATCCGTCTGATGGCACAGGAAAAAGGTGCTGAACAGCCCTTAGATAAGTTCGCCAGGTTTAAGAATGATATCAATGAATGGTATCGAGAGATGGATGATTATGGATTGACGAAAGATGAGCAGGAGATATTGAAACCATTATTATCTACATCCTATGGTATTTGTGAGTCTCAGGAGAAATTTATGAGCCTTGTACAATTGCCAGAATGCGGTGGTTTTGATCTTGAATTTTCCGATAAATTAAGAAAAAGTATTGCAAAAAAGAATCCTAAAGAATATGAAGAATTAACTGAGGTATATTTTAAAACGATAAAAGAAAAAGGACTTAGTTATAATTTATGCAATTATGTGTGGAAAGTTTTAGTAGCCACCTCTCGTGGTTATGCGTTCAACGCATCGCATACCCTCTCGTATTCAATTGTAGGTCTTCAGGAACTGAATCTTGCTTATAAATACCCCATTATTTATTGGAACGCAGCAAACCTTATTGTGGATTCTGGTTCAATGGATGAGGATAGCAATGATTCGACTAAATATGACAAGATGGGTACGGCTATTGCTAATATTCAAAAAGCAGGAGTACACATCGAATTCCCACTGATCAATTCTGCAAATTTCGGTTTTTATCCTGACGTACAAAATGATCAAATCATCTTTGGACTGAAAGGCGTTAACGGCATCAATACAGAATTGACACAGATGATTATCAGTAATCGTCCGTATAATTCTATAAACGATTTTGCAGAAAAGATGTTGGATACTGGTATTATTACTACCAGTAAAATGGTCAAACTGATTAAAGCAGGATGCTTTACTGAATTACATAGTAAGAGTCGTTCTGAAACCATGGAATGGTATTTAAACAATTATGTAGTTAATTCAGTATCAAAACTAAGCATTACTCATGTTAAAAAACTAAATGAAGCAGGTCTGATTCCTGACGCATTAAAACAGGCATTAAATGTTTATTTCTTAAAACAATATATGCTTGATGACGAAGGATTGTATCAGCTTTACATTGATCCTGATAAGAAACCTTTGAAGCGTGGATATCATGATAGATATTATATTCTGGATGATGAAGCGCAGGAACGATATTATAACTACTTTACAGATGATTGCATTGTAGATGTCGTAAATGAACATTATGTAGTATCTGAAAAGAAGATTGTAAAAGAGAGCGAGACATATTTAAGCGCTTTGAGAGAATGGTTGAATAGTCCAGATACTCTTAACAAGTATAACTACTGTTTGTTCTTAGATGCTTGGGAGAAATATGCTACTGGCTCACCTGCTAAGTGGTCCATGGAAGCTTTATGTTACTATGACGGAGATCATGAGTTAAAAGACGTCAATGAATCCTTATATGGAATTGTTGATTATAATGAACTTCCTGAAATACCCGAAGCTTATGAATGGTATCCCAGATACATTAACGGCGAGAAAAAGATGATGCCCAAGTATAAGATCAGCAGAATTGCAGGAACTGTTCTTATGGCAGACAACAATCATCATACGGTTGCTTTACTTACTAAATATGGACTGGTAAACGTTAAGATGAACAAAGGTCATTATAGCTTTTACAGTAAACGAATCTCTGTACCTGATGGAAAAGGCGGTAAAACCGTTATTGAAAACAGTTGGTTAACACGAGGTAATCTATTACTTATTAGTGGAATCAGAAGAGACGATCAATTCTGGCCTATGATTTATAATGATACGATTTATAAGCATACGGTAAATTTGATTAAAGGGGTTAATGCGGATGGAACCCTTGTATTACAGACTGAAAGGACAAAAGTTTAAATGAAGGATGATTTAAAAATAGAAATTAAATGCATAGTTGAGGGTATCCGTTATTATAAGAATTCCTGGGGTATAGTTGAAGTATCAATTGATGAAGTGATAAAGGGTAAACCTCAAACAGATAAAGACGGGCTTCTTATTCTTAAAGGTGAAATGCCTAAAGTACAGGTTGGTGGTCAGTATGTCGTAAATGCTGAGTATGTTGAAGATCCTAAATGGGGTGGACAGTATAACATTATTAAGATGTATTCAGATATTGATTTTAACAACTGCGATGAACAGATGAAAAAGAAGTTTCTGGCTACTATATTTACTGAGGGTCAATTACAAAGTTTATATGATGTATTAGATGATCCTTTTGAAGCATTGCAAAACAGAGATTTTTCGCAGCTTGTAAAAGTAAAAGGTGTGGGCATGTTTCGTGCAGTCGAATACGCTAATCGCTTTTCTGCGAATATCGCTTTAAGCAGGATTTATATTGAATTAAGTGATTATAACTTAACCAAAAAAATGATTCAGAAACTAATGGATCGGTATGAATCTCCTGATCTAGTAATTGAAAAAGTAAAAGACAACCCTTATGTACTTGCCGTTGAGGTAAATGGTATTGGTTGGTTAACGGCTGATAAAATGGCACTGGCAGGTGGTATTACTGAAGATGATCCCAGACGAATTGGTGCTTTTATTCATCATTATCTTTATATAAAAGGCGAAGAGGGTTGTTCTTGGATTACGACAGATGAATTACTGGGAGCAATTCTTGATAATCTTGGAGAAGAACTTTCAGATGAAAGTATTAGTAATGGATTGGTTAGTGTATTAGATAAACTTTGGGTTAGTGAAGATAAGACTCGAATCGGGTTACAGTATTATTATTATATCGAAAAAAGAATTGCCGAAGAGTTGATTCGAATTAGAGATGCAGAACCCGATATAAAAATGAAAGACTGGCAAAATTGGCAAGATGTTATTGCCAGACTAGAAAATGAACAAGGTTGGAACTATACAGAGGAACAGCTTGAGGGTATAAAATTAGCGTTAGAGAGTAATATCACGTTGATTACTGGTATGGCAGGTTCTGGTAAGTCTACTTTGGTTCGTGCTATTCTTGCTATATTAAATGATAAAAGTTATGTACAGTGTGCTTTATCAGGTCGTGCTGCATCACGTTTAAGTGAGATTACAGGACAAGAGGGATATACAATTCACAGGCTATTAGGTTATCCTTGCCATAAACCTGAAAATAAACAAGGATATGAATTTCATGATGACAATCCATTGCCCTATGAAATTTACATTCTGGATGAAGTATCAATGGTGAATTCCAGTCTATTCTATTATTTGCTTCGTGCTATTCCCAGTGGATCAAAGCTTGTGTGTTTAGGTGATCATGGACAATTGGAAGCTATCGGTAGCGGTAATGTAGCGCATGACATGATGAAATCTCCAGAGATTCCCACTGTTGTTTTAACAAAGATTCAAAGACAGGCTGAAGAATCTGGTATTATCTCTGAAGCATTTAAAGTTAGGAAAGGCATATTCATTACTGAAAAAGATTGGGTTGGAACTGAGAGACGAGGAAAACTTCAGGATCTAAAACTGGTTACGTACTCTGATGCGTCTAATACCTTTTTCAAGGTAACAGCAGAATATTCTGCTTTAATGAATCAGCCCGATTTTAATTTGTTACAGACACAGATTATTGTACCTGTTAAAACAAGAGGTAATGCCAGTACTATTGGTCTTAATAATTCGATTCAGGAATTGATTAATCCACCTGATAAAAGAAGGAGAGAGATTACTACTTTTACAAGTGGGAAGGCTACCATATTACGTGAGGGTGATAAGGTTATTAATGTAAGAAATAATTATAAAACTAAACCGCCTATTTACAATGGTAATATGGGGATCTTAAGAGAGATTAAGATAGATAATGAAGATGACAACAAATCTTATATTATTGTAGATTTTGTAGAATTCGGCGCTGTTAAAATTCCTAAAGATTATTGGGAAGATCTAGAATTAGGATATGCTATTACAGTACATAAAGCCCAGGGATCTGAATGGGATCATGTGATTATTGGAATAGACGTTAATAGTAGTGTATTGTTAACCAGAGAGTTGTTGTATACTGCTATGACTCGTGCAAAAAAAGACTGTGTTTTAGTTGCACAATCTGGTGCGCTTGGTCATGCAATAGCCAATGAGTCTATTGAAAAGAAAGCTACTCATTTACAGCAGTTATTACATGATATAGCACATCCCAAGATCGTATTTTGATAAATACATAAATTACAAAGTATTGACATAATGCAGATGCCTATGCTATAATTCACACATGGAGGACAAAGATATGATAACATTTGATGGGGAATATACTCTCATGCTTCACATGGAAGAAACCGCAGATCAGGCTTTGGAAAAAGGTGGAGTGAATATTGATGAAGTCAAACAGAATATAGCCAGTCTTATTGACTGGCTCTTGGCAGCAATATCTGAAAACATTGAACTAAAAGATACTGACTATGTTTCTATTATTCCGAATGAATTGAAACTGGTCATGAATGACAAAGAGATACCGCTCGATGAAAATGAAGATGATGAATAAATAAATTAAAAAGGAGAGTATTAATGTCAACAATAGCTTATGACTGTATTTGCTTGGCAACTTTTGCAATTGGTGTAATTGTCGGTTGGGTAATAGCCATGGATGATAAAAATGGTATGAATGATGATTGGCGTTGGAGGTGGAAATAATGCAGGATGGAATGTATGAATCTAAGGATAAAATGGTAAGCCATCCTAGTCATTATCAGTCTAAAACAGGATTGGAAGTACTGGATGTGATTGAAGCTTTTACTGAAGATCTGATGGGAGTCGAAGCTACTGATACTGGTAATATTATTAAATACGCCTGTCGTTGGAAAAAGAAGAATGGTATTCAGGATCTTGAGAAGATTTTGTTTTATACTACACATCTGATAAAACATCTGGAGGCTAAAAATGAGTAAACTGAAAGTATACCTCGCAGGTGCGAGTAAGAATGAGCCAGATGAAGGATTAGGTTGGAGAAAAACAGTATTTAACGATTGGAATTCGGAATTCGTTCAGATTATCAACCCCTTGGATTACTTCCGTTATTCTGAAGATTGGCATCAAAGTGATAAACAGGTTAAAGAGTATTATCTGTCTCGTATTCGTAAAAGTGATGTAATTCTTGTTAATCTGAATAACAGTGACAGTTCATGCGGTACTTGTCAGGAAATCCAATATGCCATAGATCATGACATACCAGTTATTGGTTTCGGACGAGATCATGTATATAACTGGTTACTTGTTGATTGTCAGTGCGTATTTGATACTGTTGAAGAAGCCATGGAGTACGTTACAGAATACTATGGAGAATAAGAAATGAATACAATAGATACAATTAAAGATTTGGTAAAAACTCTGAATGAATACAGAGATGCTTATTACAACAACAATAAACCTATTGTATCTGATGCTGATTATGATAAGCTGTATGATCAGTTAGAACGTCTGGAGAAAGAAACAGGTATTATCTTTTCCAATTCTCCAACTCAGACAGTAGGGTATCCAGTAAAGAGTGGATTTGAAAAGGTTACTCATAGTCATCCTATGTTGAGTTTATCAAAAACGAAGGATGTACTTGAGTTTTCTACTTACTGTGGTAACAAGCCTAGTCTGGTTAGTTTGAAAATGGATGGTCTGACTGTGCTGCTTACTTACGAGGATGGTAAACTTATTCAAGCAGAGACACGGGGTGACGGACAGATCGGTGAACTGATCACGGATAATGCCAAAGCCTTTATTAACATTCCACTTACAATTTCTTATAAGGATCATCTAGAGATTGAGGGTGAAGCTATTATCACGATAGATGATTTTGAGAAAATCAATTCCAGACTTCCTAAATCAGAACAGTTTGCTAATCCCAGAAATCTGGCAAGCGGATCTGTAAGACAGTTAGATGCAGCAATTACCGCTAAACGGTTTGTACGGTTTATTGCTTGGAAAGTACCTTATCTTACTAAAATTGGAGACAATTTTAATCTTAATAACTTTGCGGATAGATTGATTTATATCAATGATTTAGGTTTTGATATTGTGCCATATGCCAGAATGTCTGATTTTACAGCATATCATTCATATGTTGAAACAATCAATAAATTAAAAGAAATAGCAGATGAAATGCATTATCCTTATGATGGTTTTGTTCATACTTATCTAGACATTAAGTATGGTGAGTCACTTGGCAATACAGGTCATCATCCTAAACACAGTTTTGTTCTTAAGGAACAAGATGAAGAATACGAAACTGAATTAACAGATATCATCTGGCAGATGGGAAAAACTGGACAGTTAACTCCTGTAGCTGTTTTTAATGAGGTGGATATTGATGGTAGTAAAGTTAATCGTGCTTCATTGCACAACGTTAGTATTCTTACTAATCTGGATCTTCAGATAGGAGATAAGATTACTGTATATAAATCGAATATGATAATCCCTCAAGTAAAGAGGAATTTGTCAGCAGATGATCGGGAATCTACTTATATTAATATTCCTGCTACTTGTCCTGTATGTGGTTCGCCTACAAAGATCCAGAGAGATAATGATTCAGATGTACTGATTTGTACGAATCCTGATTGTAGAGGTAAATTGCTTGGTAAATTGAAACACTTCTGCTCCAAGGATGCCATGGATATACAGGGGCTATCTGAAGCTACTCTGGAGAAATTCATTAATCTGCATTGGATTGGTAACATCTCTGAAATTTGTGAAGTATTAGAGAATCCTTCACATTACAGACGTTTGATTGGTATGGATGGATTCGGTGTGAAATCAGTAGATAAACTTCGTAAAGCCATACAGGATAGCAAACATACTACATTGGATCGATTCATCAATGCATTGTCAATTCCAAATATTGGTAAAGAAGCTGCAAAGACAATCGCCAAGTATTTTGATTATGACTGGATTAAATTCGGTATAGCATGTAATACCAATTTTAACTGGCAGAAATTGGATGATTTTGGTGAAATCATGGCAAAGAGCATCACCAAGTTTTGGAATGATAATAAAGATTGGGTTACGGAATTGGGGTCTAGTATGGATTTCTATAATCCAAATGCAACCACAGATAATACGCAAAATAATGCACTTAAGGGCAAGACTTTTGTGATAACTGGTAAGTTAATTCATTTTAAGAATAGAGATGAACTTGTTAAAAAGATTGAAGCCTACGGTGGTAAGGTTGCAGGTTCGGTTAGTAAGAATACTGATTATCTCATTAATAATGATGTGAATTCTACTTCTGGTAAAAATAAGAAAGCCAAGGAGTTAGGCGTCAAGATTATTACTGAGGAACAGTTTCTTAGTGAATGATGAAAGGATTATTATGAGAGGACCAATAAAAGATCTTACTGGACAGAGATTTGGAAGATTAGTCGTTTTGGGTGATAGTGAAAAAAGACAATGGGGTCAGGTACTATGGAAATGTCGATGTGATTGTGGAAAAGAAATTTTAAAACCTGCGGGACATCTTGCAGCAGGTGAAATAAATTCTTGTGGTTGTTTAAGTCGAGAGACAGCACACAATCAACAAATAAAAAAACTTGATAAAAACGGCGCTATGCCTGAAAAAATTATAAAATATAAGAATAATTCAAATAATACTTCTGACTATAAAGGAGTATCTTTGAAAAATAATATTTATTGGACTGCCCAGATTTGTTACGCAAGAAAACAATATCATCTTCTTTGTAGCCATAACATCAACGATTGCATAGCCGTTCGTCAAGAAGCAGAACAGGCAGTTAAAGATGGTAACTTCTTAGAATGGATTGCAGCTTACAAAGGACATAAATAAATAAATTAAAAAGGAGCAACTATGAGCGCAAAGATTGATCTGACTGGTAAGCGATTTGGTAGGCTTACAGTTCTAAAAGAGATCCCCTATAGAAAAGGGCGATCTATTGTTTGGGAGTGCAAATGTGATTGTGGTAATGTGGTACAGACTACGTCTGAGATGCTGAAAAGAGGATTTAAACAGTCATGTGGTTGTTTGAACGCTGAAGTCAGTAGAAAGAAGATTCAGGAGAATTCCTATCAACCTACTTATAATCATGATCAAGCGGATGTAGATCATATTCTGAATTTTAAAACTAGACAAGATAACAAATCTGGTACTAAAGGCGTAAGCTTTATTAAGAGTAAAGGTATGTGGAAAGCACAGATTGGCTATGCACAGAAGAACTATCATATTCTATATAGTAAAAATAAGGAATTATGTATTAAAGCTAGACAGACTGCAGAAGAAATTATAAGCAGTGGTGGAGATTTCCTGAATTGGTTGGATGAATTCAGAAGAGAACATAAAGGAGCATAAAATGAATAAATTAAAAGCGGAGGGTAATAATGATTGACGAAAAAGCATATCATTGGCTGAATGAGAATCAGTTGTCATATGACATCTGGGAAAAGAAGTACAGATACAATGATGAGTCGTTTGATGAATGGTTGGATCGTGTATCTGGTGGAGATGTGGAACTGAGAGAGTTGATCAAGGACAAGAAGTTCCTGTTTGGTGGGAGGATCCTTGCAAATCGTGGTACGAATAAAGATGGCAGAAAAATTTCCCTGAGTAATTGTTACGTGATTACTCCTCCAGAGGACAATCTGGAATCCATTTTCGAATGCGCTACAAAACTTGCCAGAACGTATTCCTATGGTGGTGGCTGTGGAATTGATATTGGTAAACTCGCTCCGAAGGGTGCAACAATTCATAATGCTGCGAAAGAAACTTCTGGTGCAGTTAGTTTTATGGATCTGTACTCAATGGTCACTGGATTGATTGGGCAGAACGGACGTAGGGGCGCTTTAATGATCTCAATTCCTTGTGATCATCCTGATGTTGAAGAGTTCATTGGAATTAAATCAGATCTTGATAGAGTTACTAAGGCTAATATCTCAATTCGTATTACAGATAAATTCATGGCAGCTGTAAAAAATAAGCAGTCTTTTAAGTTGAAGTTTACCAGAGTCGAAACAGACGAACAGATTATTAAGGAAGTCAATGCATATGATCTGTTCCATAAGATCTGCGAGATGAATTGGGATTATGCTGAACCAGGTATGTTGTTCTGGGATAGGATTGAGAATTGGAATTTACTCAGTGCAGATAGTAATTTTAAGTATGGTGGAGTGAATCCTTGCGCGGAGGAACCGCTTCCAAGTGGCGGGTCATGCCTTCTTGGTTCATTGAACCTTTCAGAATTCGTAACTAACAAATCAACATTTGACTTTGATGGATTCAAGAAAGCAGTAGTCATTGCTGTTAAAGGATTAAATGTAGTATTGGATGAGGGATTACCTCTTCATCCATTGCAGGAACAAAGAGATTCTGTTAGAGACTGGAGACAAATCGGATTAGGAATTTTTGGTCTAGCCGATTTGCTTATTAAACTCGGTATTCGTTATGGCAGCCCTGAATCACTGGAGTTATGTGATAATATCGGATTCCTAATGGCACATCAGGCCATCAGAACGTCCAGTAATCTGGCGAAAGCTACTTTTGCATATCCGAAGTTTAATGAAAAAGCTGTTGAACAATCAGCGTTCTTTATTAAACACACTGATAAATTAGAAAGAGCGGATATTCTTGAAACAGGACTTCATAACTCTCAGTTACTTACTATTGCTCCAACTGGAACGCTATCTACAATGCTTGGAGTCAGTGGTGGTATTGAACCAATTTTTGCTAACTACTATACACGTAAGACGGAGAGTCTTCATGGGCATGATGAATATTACAAAGTATATACACCCATTGTAAAAGAGTACATGGAAAGAAATGGACTTACTTCGGATGAAGATCTTCCTGATTACTTTATTACTGCTCCAGAACTGCCATATGAAGAACGTATTGATATGCAAGCAATTTGGCAGAGTCATATCGATGCATCTATTTCATCTACTGTAAATCTGGCTAACTCAGCAACAGTAGAAGATGTAGAAAATCTTTATATGTCTGCTTGGAAAAAAGGTCTTAAAGGGGTGACGATTTTCCGTGATGGATGTAAGCGTACTGGTATTCTTACTACTGATAAAAAGACCACAGATGACGAGCCTGTACCTGCCAATACTAATCCTCGTGAGTTCAAGAGAGGAATGATCATTAAGGTCAACAACGATACAGTTGGCAAAGAAAGACACCTGCAGACAGGATGTGGAACACTTCACATGGCAGCATTCTTTGATCCTAGCAATGGGGATCTTCTTGAGTGTTATCTCAGTAAGGGCAGTACTGGTGGATGCCAGTCAAATCTTGCAGGTATTTCCAGATTGATTTCACTGTCAGCCAGAGGTGGAGTTGATGTATATGCCATTGCTGATCAGCTTAAATCTTGTCCTACATGCCCGTCTTATGCTGTGCGACATGCCAAACACAAAGATACATCTATAGGTGACTGCTGTCCCTCTGCTATTGCGAATGCACTGCTTGAAATGTACAAAGAGATGCAGATGGATATCAGTGACGAAGATGGAACAACAGTTACTAAGAAGCCTGTACCAGTTGAGATGACTACAGTACTTGATAAAGAAGAGACTCATTCACTTACCTGTCCTGAATGCGGTGAAGCCCTCTCTATGGAAGGTGGATGTATGGTTTGTCATTCCTGTGGTTATAGCAAATGTGAATAAAGGAGCAGATATGATCGTTCCTAATTCGTATGAATTAAATTATAACGTTAACCGCTATAGATTGGAGAAAACAGGTTTCGTAAGAAGCTGTGGTTTATATAGTAAAAGGTATTGGTTAAAAAAACCTTTTATTTATGTATCTCTGGATATTGACTTGGAGGAGAATTCACTTCTCCTTCAGGTCAAAAATATAAATAATGATTTATACTATACTCCATTTTATTGTGAAAATGAACGTTGTAATAATCTAGTTTATCCAAAAGTGGTTAAAAAATACAATAAAATAATGGATGGTTTATGTAAAAAAGGAATCTTATATAAACCCATAGGAGAGAAAGCGTATGGTTAAGTTAATAATAACCTGTATCTTTATTGCTTTTGTTGTATTCATCATTCTTTTCTGGCAAGGTGCTGCATTGAATAAGACTGATGAAGACAGAATGATGGATGATAAAGAACAGGAAGAATACATTAAAGCATGGAACGAGGGGCATAGTAAAAATGGCTAAATCAGTAATGAATGCTTCTAAATGTTTTGAATGTGAATATGGCGAAAGCTATAAGGATAAAAAGTTAGAAAAGGTGCATTGTTTAGATAGAGATAAGCATTATATCTATGGACAGTATATTGCACCGTGTGAATATTTTAAGGCTAAAGATAAGGAGAAATAATATGTTACTTGCTAGAGTTATGTATCACGTAGATGGACTAGAAAAGATTGAAAGACTGCCCCAGGGTGACTGGACGGATCTGAGAGCTGCAGAGGATGTAGAACTGAAAGCAGGAGATTTTGCTCTGATTGATCTGGGAGTGAGTATTGAGATGCCTGCAGGATATGAAGCAATCATTGCACCGAGAAGCAGTACGTTTAAGAACTTCGGTGTGCTTCAAACAAACGGAATCGGCGTAATTGATAATTCCTATAATAGTAGTCAGGACGTTTGGAAGATGCCTGTATATGCAACACGAGACACCGTAATCCATAAAAATGATCGTATCTGTCAGTTCCGTATGCAGAAGATTTCTCCTGATGCATTCTTTAAGACAGTTGATAATCTGGATCACAATCTTCCTCGTGGAGGGTTTGGCAGTACAGGGGTGGACTAATGTCTAAAAACAGAATAACTTATAGTTTTATCTGTGATATAAAAGATCGACCTGGTTATAAAGTCCGTTATCATGTGATTGGTTGGACTATTAGAGATCATAAAGAAGTATTGCTGTGTGAAGATGGAACTACTCTTGAGATCGATCCTGCAAAACTTAAAGAGATGATTTCAGATAAGGACTTTTTACAGTTTAATTATGATGATTACATGGAGGAGTTATGGCCTTTTGGTTCACTTATGAAGAACGTGAAGAGGTGTCCTATTTAATATGTAAGACTCTGTTTAACATTCTGGATAAATTGATAATAGAAAATAAGATGTCAATTGGATATAACATACGTGAAATAGATCGTTACACAGAAATAGACATATGGGTTTATTATTTAAAAGATGGAACACTTGAAACAATAATCGGTAAAAGATTTCCTGTAAAGAAAAAATATAAAGATCCTCAGAAGCTGAAAAAGTTTATTGAAGATATTATGAAAAAAGTTGTAATGCGTTATAACCGCATTGAAAGTTTAAGGGTGGAAACATGACAAGACATTATTACATTAGTGAAAAAACATTACCTTCTGCTTATCACAGAGCATTGGTAACATTAAATGAACATGGAAGAATATATTCCTGTTCTGATTGGAATACCAATCAAAAAGAGATCTCAGTCACTATGGAAGTTGAGTGTCCTCTGGAAGAACCAATGATCAGCAAATGTTTTATTGGTGGACCGAGAGAACTGGAGCAGTATCGTATGGAGATGCTAGATGGTATTCTGGACTTCGAAGTAGAAAAAGGTAATTGGGCATACACATATCATCAGAGATATATTGATCAATTGCCTTTCGTTATTGAAGAACTGAAGAAGACACCTGATAGCAGACGAGCAGTTATGGTTATCAGAGATAAGGCAGTGGATATGGGAAGTGATGATCCTGCGTGTCTGCAGCACATTCAATATCTTATACGAGATAATAAATTACACTGTTATGTACTTTTTAGATCAAACGATGCTTGTAAGGCTTCCTTCATGAATATGTTTGCTCTCATTCTTCTTCAAAAACGAGTAGCGGATGCAGTAGGAGTACAGATGGGGCATTACTATCATACTGCCAATAGTTTTCACTGTTACGAGAAGGACTTTGAGCTGCTTAACAATTACTGTCAGCAGATCGTTACTCATGCGGATGAAGACATTACCTATAATTATGTAGATGGATGGGATGAAATCATGGAAGAAGAACGTGATGGAATTCTTGCACAGGTAGAAGAGTTAAAAGAGAGGTGAAGACCCATGGATGTAAAAGTAACCGCTGAGATGATTTTTGAGGATCTGGATATACCTGATGAGCCATTCGCAGATGAAGAATGGGAAGAAACTATTAAACTTAGTACACAGGCAGATAAAGTGAAGGTTATTTCCTGCCAGTATATGGAGTAGCTTATGTTATTAGTAGACTTAGATGACGAATTGGATGAATTAGCAGATCGGGAAGAAGACCTTTGGAGTCCTGAAGTATATATAAGGATTGGCAGTTATATGGCTCCGCTAAGATCTATAAAATATATTCCTGAAGATGACAACCATGAAGAAGCAGTTATTCTTCAGGCAGATGATTACGATGATGATTTAATGTAAAAAACGTGACAATAATCACAGTTTAAGGAGACAACATGAGTATCATTTTACAGGAACAGGAGACTGTTGTTAACTTTGGTCGTACAGATGATTACGCTATTATTTATACTTCAGATAATACTCAGATGACAAAATTGGATAAAAAGGTGAAGGAGAACAGTGATGTCTGGTCTGTTGTTGAAGAGATTAAGGACAGACAGGGCAATGTGGTTGGTAAGAAGTATAAAGCACCTAAGAAGCTGATCTCTTTCAGAAGTACAATTAGTACCAGAACTGGTGGCAATCCTAATGCAGGTGAAGCGTTAAAGAAATGGCGTGAAGAGCAGAAAGCATTGAAGGAAAATAGTGATGAATGATTTTAGTGTAACTAATTTGAAGCAAGCGAGGCGAAAATGTTAAAAAAAATAATTTATATTATCGAAAGCTTTTTTGAACCATGTAATCCACCATATGATTGTCCATTTTGTATGCATTGTTATAAAAATGGAAGCGAGATAGAAGATTAATTCAGTTAAAGCAAACTTTATCTTTGAGGGATAGATACAGACAGGCAAGGAATTGAGAATATAGCTATGGAGGGCAGACAGATAGCTGCTGTTCTGGATTATATTTTAAGGACTAAAGTGGAATAATGATTTAACAAATTATAGCGTGATTCTGATTGGAAGGATCACGCTATAATTGAATGAGGGATTATTATGGATGATGAATTATTATTGAAATACCGTAAAGAAGATGGTACAATAGATGTAGCAGGTTTACAGGCAGAATTAGACCAGATGAGAATCCGTAATAAATATCTGACGCAGTTCAAAGAAGACGGTTATGAAATACGACAGATAAGTAATGGACGTTTTACTGGTTGGTATTACACCAGAGTACCTGATAAGACAGGAAAGAATAAAAGTATAAGTATTAAAAGAAAGACTCTGGAAGCATTGGAAGAGGTGATTATTACAACTTATAAAGAACTGGAGTTTAATCCTACGCTAAGAGAACTTCATGAAATAAGAGTAAAACATGAATATGATAAAGGCAGGATCGGTATAGAGACAACCAGACGATACAAAGAAGATTTTAACCGTTGGTTTGGTGAATTCGGTGACAGACATATAATGAGTCTGACATTAAAAGACTTTGTGGATTTTATGGAAGAAGCCTTTTATAAAAATAAACTGGATAACAAACAATGGCAGAAACTAAAGTCTACCGTACAGCGAATAATCAAACAGGCTACCAGAGATGATCTAATTGATTATTCTATGACAGATATTAATACCTATCTGGATGTATCTAAGAAAGAGATTGCCAGTCATAAGAAGCCTCAGAAGAAACAGGTTTATGACGAGGACGAAAAACGGATACTGATTGATTTCTGTGAACAAAGTGATCTACCCCATGATAAAGCCATTCAGTTATTCTTTACCACAGGTTTACGAATTGGTGAAATGATGGCTTTGAAATGGGAAGATTATCAAAAGACGTATTTATATATTCACAGAGAAGAAAGGACTTGGTTTGATGAAGAAAACCATAAGCATGTCGAAGTAGAAGATAATACTGGTAAAACAATTAATGCGATCCGCAAAGTATTTTTACCGTTACAGGCCATTCGTATTCTGGAAGGATTAAAGAAAAAGGCCGAGGATCTGGATGGTTATATCTTTATAAATCATCTAGGAACAAGAATTGATGCAGAAGCGGTAAGAAAGAGATTGCGGAAGATATGTCCTGAGTTAGGTGTGGAATACAAATCTCCTCATAAGATAAGGAAGACACAGATCTCTGAGAGTTTCAATAACAACATTCCATCGCCTATTATTCAAAAGAATGCAGGACATGCAGATCTGAACACTACCATGAAATACTACGTCTACAACACCATGTCTGATGAAAATATCTCTAAGTTATATCAAAGCGTGGAAGGGTGGCAGTGATTCAATTGATTCAAAATTGATTCACACTCCCGTTTAAGCATTAAAAAAGCACGTAAATACGTGCTTTCTAAGCGGAGAGTGTGGGATTCGAACCTCGTTAGTTATAATTAACAAGTTAATAAATCCCAATGATTCTTTCATTTTTTTAAGGTCAACCTTAAAATA